TGTATCACACTTTTTTTCCTATCCCATGATACTATTCCTAGTAGGTACAATAGGAATAAACCACTAGATATAGGAATAAATTCCTAGTTTCCCTTATAAAAGCCAATAGCGGAAGATAATCCTAGGGTAGTCTGGGAATATATTCCTAGGGGCTAGATAAAACCCAATGAAATCAAGGGTATCCCCCACCCATACCGGGGGTTGAAATAGGATTATATTCCTAGATCACACCAAGAAATTTTCTCACAGAAATTCCTAGGAAATGGGAACCTTACCTAATCCATGACCGTAGGGAATAGTGTATCTTTTATGTCACACAAGATATTTATTTACCTTTATTATTGACTAAACCGGGGGGAAGACACAATTACTCTTGATTCCCGGTACAGCATATGATATAATAACCATATGTTAAACCGGGGGACTAAACTTAAGTTAAACTAGTCCTAGCCTTTGGTAATAAAATCTTTAAGGTACTAAAATAAAAGTATCTTACCAAAGGAAGATCTAATAGTATAACCTATAGTTAAACCATTCTTATCTTTTTGTCTTTTCTTCGTCTTTCTTTTGTCTAACCATTCTTTGACAGGGGCTCGAATCTAATGAGTATCTACTCAGCATCAGGAAATCTTTATGTAACTGTCAATGATACGACAGGTACTGGAAGGTATGCTGCTGATGGTTCTGTCAGGATTACCCTTGTCTCTGGTAGTACTTATACTGGATTGTATGCCCCTGATGGATCTATGAATGTGGTCAAAGAAGACGGACCACTCTATCATCCCTGTGGTGCCGTTAGAGGTATTATCCCCTATGGTGGTCTCGGTCTTCATGCTCCTTCTGGGGCTTTTTATATGGAGGGCCTTGACCAATCTTTTTTTAATCTTGAGACTGAGGATGGGTTTAACCTTCTTCAGGAAAACTCTTCATTTATTCTTTTGGAATAGGATCAGTATGGCTAAGAAACCGAATATCGTAACGGTGACTACCGGATATCAGGCAACTGATACCATTAATGATAATTTCCAAAATATCCGTGATGCCTTTGATAACGTAGTGTCCAGAGATGGTAGTACTCCTAATTTTATGGATGCTGACCTTGACATGGATTCTAATGATATTCTTAATGTCAACACCCTTCGGGTTGGTGGTCTTTACATCAATGGTCAGCCAGTCTCACCGGGGTCTATTCAGTATAATGGTGTTACAAAAGAGACACAGGTAGCTACTTCAGGTCAAACAGTATTTAATCTTGCCAATATCAGTTATACTCCGGGGGTTAACAACCTTTCTGTTTACGTCGATGGTGTATACCAGAAGCCAAGCAATTACTCTGAGAACACATCTACAAGAGTAACATTCTCCGTTGGTCTTCACCTTGGGGCTATCGTAGACTTTGTTGTCCTATCTATTAATACTTTGTCTGGGACAACAGATGCTATCAACGTAACTTATACTCCTCAGGGTACAGGAGCAGTTACAACTACAGTAGCTGCAAAGCTTAAAGAGTCTGTCTCTGTTAAAGATTTTGGTGCTAAGGGTGATGGTGTCACCGATGATACAGTAGCTTTTCAGGCAGCACTTGATGCTGAAGTACCTCTGTACATACCTGATGGTGAATACTTAATTACTGCCGGACTAAAGCTTCCATACGGTACTAATATTAAAGGTTCAGGTGGTGTAGCGCAGTATGTAAATAGTCGCTGTAAAATCAAGTTTAGACCGACAACCCCAAGCCGTCTATTTGCTTGGAAGACAGCCCCGTCTGGCTATGTCTTTAAAGGCGTAACTATTAAAGGTTTTTGTGTCAACGGTAACGGGGCTAATACAGCTTACTGTCTAGACCTGCCATTTCTTTATAATGGTGATATCCATTTCTTTGCCTACGGTGGGATCAGCCGTTGGGTTCGTATAGAGACATGGATTGATTGTAAGCTTGGTGGCGGTGTTCAGGGTTTTTCTGTATGCGGCGTCGAGTGCAGTAATCTTTTGGGTACAGGTTCTGGCGTATCTACAACAACAGTTATTGATGCCTATATTTCTCAAGGCACAATTGCATATTTGATTTACTCATTTGCTTTGTTTGGTGTTAGAATCGTTGGCACTGTTGAAAGCGTTGATAACGTTGCGGTTGCTGACAAAGCAAATAGTGCTGAATTTGATATTTATATGGAGAATGTTCCTCGCACTGACGCTGGGGCTGCATTCCGTTGGGGTAAGTCAGGCACAGGATTCTTTTATTTCTCAGATCTTACTATTAACCTTCGACCCGGTTTGGGGTACAATGGTGGTATTCCCGCTAATACAAAGTTGCTTGATCTTGGCGATGTACGCCAGTGTACTCTGTCTGGTTATCTTGCTAATACAAGAGCAGTCCTTGCGACAACCAGCGGAACGCGGTCGGTTGTTATTAATGGCCTAAGCACCCAGAGCGTTGCACGGTTCGCAGAAAGTTCCAGCGATATTGACCCGGCCACTCAAATTACCATCACCGGGCTTTACGCGCCGGACATGGTGTTTCCTGGAGACGGATTTTACTCTGATTTTTCGCTCGCTGGTGATGATCTTGAACTGTTTAGCCGCGCCCGCGATACGGTAACAAACCGCAAGCTTTTTACAGATAGCTGGTGGGGCAACAAATTAGTCCAGCGCGACAAAGCAGGGAATTTTTCAAACGCTATCCCCATGCTGCGGACCAGCGCCTCAAGCGGATGGACGTTTAACGGAGCGCGTCTTACCCCCGGCGAACTTGTTGTAAACTCCACATCACAATCGGGCGATGTAGCAGTATGGCGGTCGCAGCGGCACAGCAAAGATGTCGGAAACAGTTATGCGGCATGTTCGACCGTTAACGGCAGCGCGATCATCACTAGGGCGTCTGGTTTCTTTCCCACAGAAATAGGCGATTATGTAACAGTTTCGGCTGGGTATCCCTCTGCAACAACTCAGTATCGTGTTGTTAATCGTGCAGCGGATTACAGCACCATAACGCTGGATACTAACGCTACATCTACTGTGTCAGGGACTGTTACAGTTGCCACCGAGGCCCACCAACTTGTTCCTGCTGCAATTCAGGGTTTTAGGCAAGCTGCTACATCACCTGTTGGGGCAGTAACACCGTATTTTGTCGGACAAGAGTATCTAGATACTTCAGCCAACAATTGGTATAAATCAACCGGGCTTACAACTGCCGACTGGAAACTTATTACTTAAGGAAGCTATTTAATGATAACTCCTGCCTACAGTATAACTGCAACAGAAAGAGTTCTTCCGCGCTTGGCATTGGACTTTACAACTGCTTCTTTGGACAGCAGAGTTACTTTAACCCGTGCATTGAATACAGCTACCAGAGTTAATAGTAGTGGATATATCGAAACAGTTAATGCTAATCTTCCAAGATTTGATTTTGACCCGGTAACTTTAGTTTGTAAAGGTCTTTTAATTGAAGAGTCTCGAACGAATCTACTATTAAGATCATCTGAGTTTAATTCAACTTGGTTTTTAGACGCAGCAACAATTAGCGCAGATACAGAAACAGCACCAGACGGGACTACAACAGCAGATAAGTTAGTAGAAACAACAGCAACAGCACCACATGATATATACCAAGGTGTTGGTAGTCAACCGATTGGTACATATACGTTTTCCATGTATGTGAAACCTGCTGGTCGTACAAAGTTTCGACTTCAGCAATCAGGAACTTCCTCATATGCTGTGTTGTTTGATTTAACAGCTTTGACTGTAACAACAGTTGTAGGTGGAGCAACTGGTGTAATCACTAATGCTGGAAATGGTTGGTATCGTTGTAGCATGACTTATACTACTGTTGCAGCATTTAATCATACTCTTGTTTTGTTTTTAGCTAATGCTGCTGGTTCCGTTTCATATGCAGGTGATGGTACCTCTGGCGTATTCATGTGGGGTGCCCAACTTGAAACAGGTGCTTTTCCTACTAGCTACATTCCAACGACGAGTACAAGCCTGACAAGAAACGCCGATGCTGTCGATATGACCAGCACCAACTTCAGCAGTTGGTATAACGCTAGCGAAGGTACGCTTTTTGCTGAAGCGTCTACTTTCTCAAACGCCTCGACAGATAAGTTTGTCGCCAACATCAACAACAACGGTTTCCCCAACCGCATTTTGATGAACTTTACTGCGACCAATAACTTTTCTGCATCTGTAGTGTCTAACAGCGTTCCTCAAGTTTCTGGTACAAACGGTACGGCTACTACACTTAATACGCCAATCAAGATGTGCTTCGCCACAAAATTGAATAGTTTTGCTTTTTCACAAAGTGGCGTCGCGCCAACAACAAGTGTTTCAGGTGCTATGCCAGTTACCGTTGATCGTTTATGGATTGGTGGCGCTAATACATCATCGTTTTTAAACGGCCACATGAGACAGGTTAAGTATTGGCCGCAACGTCTTACTAACGCAGAAGTACAAGCGTTCTCAAAATAGGAGTCAACATGAGCCTGACTAAAGCCACATACGCTATGCTTGATGGCGCACCAAGTAATGTTTTAGATCTTGGAGCTGATGACACTGGCGTTGCTGATAGTACAGTAGCCTTTCAGACAGCAGGAGCAAGTTCTAATTCTGTAGCTATTCCAGATGGTACTTTTACTGTATCGGATAATATTCCTTTAACTGTAGCTAAGTCTTTTACTGGCAACGGACGCCGGACGCTTGTTCAAACGACTGCTGGGTTCGGCGCCACGCCAATCTTTACCGTATCCCCGGCGTCTGCTACGGACCCCAAGAACTGGCAAATATCTGACTTTGCCGTTACAAATGCTGGTTCTGCTACATCTGCTTTTAAGATTGATCTGGGTGCCGCAGGAAAGTACGTCAGCAAACTGACTTTTGCCCGCATCATCTCTAACGCTGCTGTTTCCACCAATCGGTTTGTAGACCTGTCTAACACCATCCCTAATATAGACGGTCTGTTTACGTCGGTGTTTGAAGACAACTGGTCTTTTGGCGGCTACTACCTAGACAACGTTGGAGACAGCGTTGTTTTTAACCGCAACACGACCACTGGCGCAGGCGTTGGGTACTATGTCAACCAACTAGCGACTGCCGCGAATGTGACTATTCGTGATGGAAATTGCACCTGTTCTGGTGGCGCTTTGAACATGGTCAAAGGTGCAAATCTTATTTTTGAAGGTATGCAAGTTGAATGCCCGTCTGCGTTTACAGGCGCGAATAATGCTGCGGTAAGCGTATATCGTCCTTCAGGCGGCTCAATCTACAACACCAAAATTCTAAACAACAACATCAATACGCAGGGTAATCCTCTCTACTGTATCTACTTGAATTACGCAGTGCAGACCATTATCGATGGGAATGAGTTGTATTGCGACCCTGCTAGTGGCGCGCACATTTATATTGATGCTAACGCGCAAGACACCGTGATTGGAAACAACAAGTATTATAGTAGTGTAACTGGCGCAGAAATCGATCCTATCATTGTCAATAACGGTACTGGTACTTCCGGTGTTTGGGTTAACGCGACAATAACCTTGTCAGGTTGGTCATCGCAAAATACATCAAACGAACACCCACTTGGGTTTTTTAAGACCCGCGACGGTGAGATTCAGATACGTGGGCGCGTTGCAGGGGCATCTATAGTGGGTGGAGAAACACTCTTTACATTACCTGTTGGGTTTAGGCCAAAAACAAAAGGATATCTTATAGGAACTTTTGGAGCTGCTGGCGCAGCTAATTCCGTATCTATTCAAATAATTCCTACTGGAGCAGTGCAAATTTTAACTGCTAGTGCGACTTCTGCGTATATGGCTGGTATTGTTTTTAGTAATCGATAAAATTTTGACTGCCGTAATAATAATTTAACTGGAGAATAAGATGCCCGATACAAAGATCTCAGCTTTAACAGCAGCTTCTACACTGGCAGGAACAGAAGTTCTTCCGGTTGTCCAGAGTGCTGAGACAAAGAAAGTTACTGTTACCCAGATCTTGACTGGTCAGATTGTTACTGAATCTGGTACAACAAGAACCCTCTCAGCAACTGACAACGGTAAGATCATTTACTGTACATCAGGATCTGCTGTAACAATTACCTGTGCTGCTGGCCTTGGTGTCGGATTTAACTGCACGATTCTTCAAGGTGGTGCAGGTAAGGTTACAGTCGCCGCTGGTGGTCAGACACTGGTAAGTTATTCAAGTTTGTTCAGTACAATGGGCCAGTACGCGGTGATCTCCCTTGTCTGTCCTGTTGCTAATACTTTTGTTGCTGCTGGTAATCTTGGTGTCTAAGAATGTCTGATGATCTCAAAGCACTTCTTGATGAAGCCGCAGAGCGTGGTGCAGAAGCAGCCCTTAAGAAAATAGGATTGCACGATGAGCACGCTGGTAAGGATATTCAGGAAGTGCGAGATCTTCTTTACAATTGGCGCGAGACAAAGAAGACTATTGCTCAGACAGTAGCTAAGATTATAACAACAGGTATCCTTGCCATGCTGGCTTTGGGTACTTGGCAGTACATGGACACAAAATGATATTGAACTCTTCGTCAGAAGCAAAGCTAAAGAAGGTACATCCTGATCTTGTTAGGGTTATCAAGAGGGCTGCTAAGATAGCAGATGACATTGGCTTTATCGTTACCTGTGGTGTTAGAACTCTTGAGGAACAGAAGGAACTCTTAAAGAAGGGTGCTACAAGAACACTTAACTCAAGACATATCCCCGGTGCTGATGGTTATTCTAAAGCTGTGGACCTTGCTGTAACCATTGATGGTAAAGTAAAGTGGGACTGGCCTTTGTATTCTAAGCTTGCTGGTATTGTAAAGGATGCAGCCAAGCTTGAGAAAGTAACTATTGAGTGGGGTGGTGACTGGAAATCTTTCAAGGATGGTCCTCACTTCCAACTTCCTAAATCTAAATATCCATAATCTTTAAGGAGAAAGTAAATGAATAAAGAAGTTATCCTCGGTCTCGTTCGTCACATCCTCACCTTCGGTGGTGGTTTTATTGTTGCACAGGGTCTTGTCGATCAGAGCATGTTGAGCGATGGTATCGGTGCTCTTATGACCATCCTCGGTATCGCTTGGTCTGCTTACGATAAGAAGTCTGCTGCTACTCCTGCTGCCTAATGGACTGGATTAGCATTATACTTTTTCTCTTCGCGCTAGGGGGTTTGACTGCTGGTGCCTTTATGGTTGCTAGAAGTCCAACCTTCTGGTTCGGAATGGGTGAAGAAGTGTTTAAAAGGATGTTACCGATCATACTAAAGAGAATGCCACCGGAAGAAGAAGAGGCTTGGAGAAAGTGCCAGCTTCGGGGTGGTAAGTGGAATTATAGAACAAAGCGATGTGAGTAATGGCTAAGAAGAAGTTTGATAAAGAACAGCTTGTAAAGATTGTTCGAAAGAGACGTACAAAGGTTAAGCACCTCAGAGTTAGAAAGAAGCTTGGACCCAAGTCAGGAATGAAAACAGCAAGAGGTAAATACTAATGGGACAGCCGCAGACAAAGGCTCTTTTCTATGAGACAACTCTTCCAGAGGAAAGAGAAACTTTTGGTACAGCTTGGACTCTGAAAGAAGAAGATCACATTGTTGGTGATAAAGTCTACCGTTCAATGAAGCGCATTTACATTGAGATGGAAGACGTTACAGAATACGACTTTGCTATCGCTACACTCGGATCTTATAAGCACTGGGAGCGTGTCCTAGAGTCTCCAATTATTCGTCCACACATTGATCAGTGGAGGAAGGAACTTAATCTGAAGTTGAAGGCTAGGGCTATGCGGTCGATTATTAAGTCTGCGACAGAGGATGAGAAGCTCTCCTTCCAAGCTATGAAGTACCTTGCTGATAATGAATACCTCGAAAAGAAGAACAAGAGAGGTAGACCAAGTAAGGAAGAGGTTAAGGCCGAGTTGAGGAAGGAAGTTCAGGTTAATAAGACCCTTCAGGATGATGCTGAAAGAATTGGATTGAAGCTTCAGTAATGGCTAGTTTAGACGATATTAGAGAGGCTGCTGAACAAGACCTAGTGACATTCATTAGGCTTATAGCCCCGCAGAGAATGATGGGTGCAGTCCATGAGGAACTCTGCCGCTGGTGGAATCGTGAGGATGCTAAGTCCCACCAGCTTACTCTGCTACCGAGAGATCATGGCAAATCCGCTATGGTAGCCTACCGAGTTGCTTGGGAACTTACAAGAGATCCTACACTGAGAGTCTTGTACATCTCGGCTACTAGTAATCTTGCTCAGAAACAGCTCTCGTTTATTAAGTCTATCTTTACTTCTGATATTCATCGTCGCTACTGGCCGGAGCACATCCACGATGATGAAGGCAAGAGAGAAAAGTGGACGATGAGTGAAATAGCTTTAGACCATCCGAAGAGGAAAGAGGAAGCTGTTAGAGATCCCTCAATCTTTACGGGTGGTTTAACGACATCCCTTACTGGTCTTCACTGCGATATCGCTGTCCTAGATGACGTTGTTGTTTACGAAAATGCCTATACTCAAGAAGGCCGGGATAAGGTTAAATCACAGTATTCACTCCTGTCCTCTATCGAAGGGGCGAATGCAAGAGAGTGGGTAGTCGGTACACGCTACCATCCGAAGGATCTGTACTCAGAACTGCTTAGTATGGAAGAGGATATCTACAATAAGCAGGGTGAAATTATCGGTGCAGAGCCTATCTATGAGGTCTTCGAGAGGGCCGTAGAGGACGTTGGAGACGGCACTGGAGAGTTCCTCTGGCCCCGTCAGATCCGTCACGATGGTAAATCATTTGGCTTTGATATTCAGGTTCTGGCTAAGAAGAGAGCGCAGTATCTGGATAAGACCCAGTTTAGAGCGCAGTATTATAACGATCCGAATGATCCAGATAACCGTCCTATTGACTATGATAAATTTCAATATTTTGAAAAAGAGTTCTTGACAAACAACAGTGGTTCATGGTATTATAGAGATCGTAAGTTGAATGTTTTTGCAGCAGTTGACTTTGCGTACAGTTTAAGACGGAAGGCTGACTATACTGCGATTGTTGTCATTGGCGTAGATTACGAAAATAATGTTTATGTTCTTGACATTGACAGATTTAGAACGGACAAGATTTCTGAATACTTCAGACACATTCTTGAGTTACTTAATAAATGGGATTTTAAGAAGCTTAGGGCTGAAGTAACCGCTGCACAGGCAGCAATTGTTCAGGAGTTGAAAGACAGTTACATAAAGCCTCACGGGCTTATGCTTAAGATTGAGGAGCATAGACCGACAAGGCACTCTGGTAGCAAGGAAGAAAGAATGTCTGCAATCCTTGAGCCAAGGTATGATAACCTGTCTATTTACCACTATAAGGGTGGACACTGCCAGTTACTTGAGGAGGAGCTTATTAGTAATAATCCCCCTCATGACGATATTAAGGATGCCCTCGCCTCGGCTATTGAAATTGCTGTTAAGCCAGCGAGTAATATGATGAATAGAAGATTTAATAATCAGAATGTAGTTTATTCGCAACGATTCGGTGGAGTGGCACACTAATGGCTGGTAATACAATCGACATGAAGCTGATTATCAGCCCCGATAATATTGCTACAGAGATTACTGATAGATGGCGTCTTTGGAACCAGCAGCGCGTTGGAAAGCTTGAAGAGTGGAAGGAGCTTCGCAATTATCTTTTTGCTACTGATACCAGACGGACGAGCAATAGTACACTCCCTTGGAAAAATAGCACAACAGTTCCTAAGCTTACACAAATTAGAGACAATCTTCATGCTAATTATATGGCTGCACTTTTTCCACAGAATAAGTGGATGAAGTGGTATGCTGACGATAAGGATAGTAATAATAAGGTAAAGCGTGAAACTATCCAATCGTACATGGAGAATAAAGTTAGACTCTCCGACTTTGAAGTTACAATGTCTAAGCTTGTCCTTGACTTCATTGACTACGGTAACTGTTTTGCTACAGTAGACTATGAGACAAACTACACTGAGCTTGAGGGTAAGGAGTTTATCCCCGGATACATTGGTCCGAAGGTAGTTAGGATCTCTCCCTACGATATTGTTTTTAACCCAGTAGCTACAGATTTCAAGAAGACTCCGAAGATCATTCGTTCACTCTTGACATTTGGTGAAGTGAAGAAGATGATTGAAGAGAACCCTGAGAAGGAATATATGTCTCAGGTTTTTGATCGTATGATTGGTACAAGAAACGCTATTCAGGGTTACTCTGACTCGGATCTTCATAAGAATGACGGCTTTGTTGTCGATGGCTTCGGGTCTATCCGTCAGTATTATGAATCAGACTACGTTGAGATCCTGACATTTTACGGGGATATGTACGATAAGGCTACAAATACCCTGATGAAGAATAGAATCATTAAGGTTGTAGACAGATCCTACGTTCTTCACGATATTCCCAATCCCTCTTGGCTTGGTACTTCCCCAATTTACCATGTCGGTTGGAGAGAAAGACCCGATAACTTGTACGCTATGGGTCCACTGGACAACCTCGTTGGTATGCAGTACCGCATTGACCACCTTGAGAACCTCCGCGCTGACGTATTCGATCAGGTAGCCTTCCCGGTTATTAAGATTAAGGGTGATGTTGAAGACTTTGACTTCCAGCCGGGGTCTAGAATTTACTGCGGTGATGAAGGTGATGTCTCCTACCTCCAGTCTGATGCTGCTGGTACGGCTCTTACCGCTGATAACCAGATTAACATTCTTGAGAATAGAATGGAACAGCTTGCTGGTGCGCCGAGAGAGGCTATGGGTATTAGAACCCCCGGTGAAAAGACAGCCTTCGAGATTAATAGTCTCCAGAATGCAGCCAGCAGGATCTTCCAGAATAAGACCCAGCACTTCGAGCGCATCTTCGTAGAGCCTATCCTGAATGCTATGCTTGAGGCTGCTAGACGCAATATGGATGCCTCTGATGTTATCCGTGTCTTCGATGAAGCTATCGGGACTACGATCTTCCAGACGATTACGAAGGAAGATATTACTGCGAAGGGTAAGATTGTTCCAATGGGTGCAAGACACTTTGCTGAGAGAGCGCAGAGATTGCAGAACCTCCAGCAGCTTTGGCAGATTAAATCGGCTGATCCCTCCGTTGCTGCTCATATGAGTGGTAAGGAATTTGCCAGAATCCTTGCCGAAGAACTCGGTGAGAAGAACCTGTTTAGCGAGAACATCTCTGTCTATGAAAACTATGAAACTCAAAAGACAGCGCAGGAAGTTCAGTTAATCGCTAATGAAGAGAATATGATTGCAGCAGAACAAGGAATTTAAGCACGGAGTTCTGAGTTAATGAAAACAATTTGGTTTATGGATCTTCCGAAAGACCAGCAGGAAGATTTCAAGAAGCAAGTAAGTTCTTCTAAGGATGTTCTGGAAAAGCTGGAGAGCATCCTTAAAACAAAGATTAAAGAAATAACACTATCGGAAGATTATGACAACCCGAGTTGGGCTTATAAGCAAGCTGATAGAAATGGTTATAATCGGGCTTTGACAGAAGTCCTTAACATTCTCAAATTCTAACCTAGACCAAGAGGTATTATAAATGACTGACGTTTTTTCTTCCGCGACAACGGAAACTGTAACAACTGAGATTACTAATAATCCGACAAACGATTCTTATGTAACACAGTTGGTTGGAGAAGGCAAGAAGTTCAAGGATATCGAATCGCTTGCTAAGGGTAAACTCGAAGCTGATAGGCATATCGGTGAGATTACAAAGACCCTTGATGAGCTTCGGGCAGAACTTGCTAAGCAAGATTATGCTAAGTCCCTCCTTGAGCAGATGAACAAGGCTTCTGAGACTACGGCAGAACAGCCTTCTTCCAGTACACCTAGTCCCTCTAATACTGAGAATACCACTCAGAGAGCGAGTGATGATATTGAAGCCCTTGTAGAAAAAGTTATTACTGAGAAGGAAAGAAGCAGGACTGTTACTCAGAATCTCTCTGTTGTAAACGAAGAGATGGAGAAGCAGTACGGTGATAAGGCCGGTCAGATTCTTAAGGCGAAGAGTGCAGAACTTAATATGTCGCTCGAAAGACTTAAGGAAATTGCAGCGGAATCTCCGACAGCTTTCTTCCAGTTGGTTGGGGTTAATAACAATAAGAAGGTAACTTCTATGACAACTCAATCTTCAGTTCGCAGTGAAAACTTTAACTCCAATTCTCAGGAAAGAGATTTTGATTATTATCAGAAGCTCCGTAAGGAGAATAGGAGTCTCTATTATTCCCCGAAGATCCAGAACATGATGCTTCAGGATCGTACTAGACTTGGGGATAAGTTCTACAAATCTTAATCTTAACAATGAAGGAGATCAGATATGTCGGGTATGACAACTGGTAATACTACCCTCCTTACTCGCTCGGAAGTGTGGTCGAGAGAGCTTAAGGAAATTCTGCGTGATGAGCTTATGGCTCAGAAGTACGTTCGCTGGCTTCAGGAGTTCCCTGATGGCGATACGTTCAAGATCCCGTCCATCGGTCAGGCGTATGTTGATGACTACGCTGAAGACGAGTCGGTGAAGTATCGTCCTCTGGACACTGGTCAGTTCACCTTCCAGATCACTGAGTACCTCTCTTCGGGTACTTATGTGACGAAGAAGGCTGAGCAGGATATGTTCTACATGAATGAGCTTGTTTCTCGCTTCGTTCCGGAGCAGGAGAGAGCCATTATGGAGCATGTCGAGGAAACAGTCCTTGGTCTTCAGTCTCAGCAGACGGCTGCTAACACGAACGCTATTAACGGTGGTAAGCATCGTTATGTTGCTACGGGTTCCAGCAATGTTATCAACGTGGCTGACTTCGCCCGTGCAAACCTCTCGCTGAACAAGGCTAACGTGTCGGCTAACAACCGTGTCGCTATTGTGGACCCGTCTGTGGCCTACACAATCGAAACGGCGACTCAGCTTGTTGGCATCAACAACAACCCGATGTTCGAAGGTATCGTGTCTTCGGGTATTGCAACGGGTATGCGCTTCGTCCGTAACGTCTACGGCTTTGATGTGTACACTTCGCAGCGTCTGGCTACGATCTCTTCGGAAACGCTTGAGACTGTGAACTGCGCTGGGTTTAAGGCGAACCTGTTCTTCTCTGCTGATGCTTCGGTTGTTCCGTTCATCGGTGCTTGGAGACAGATGCCGGAAGTCGATACTGAGTACAATAAGGACTTCCAGCGTACAGAGTTTGTTACAACCGCCCGCTATGGCGTGAAGCTGTACCGTCCTGAGAACCTTGTTGTCGTTCTGTCGAACGCTGCTGTGTAATAGGAGGATAAATTATGGCTGATTGGACAAACTCGGACGGTCTTGAAGTCCGTTTTACTAACCCGGAAGCTGGTCAGACTGGTGCTGGTTTGGCTACTTTGGGTGCTGTTAAGGTTCTTGAAGTGGATCTTGACTATACAACAAACATCTCGGCTGCTGCTGATGGTCATGAGGCATTCATTCCGGCTGGTGCTCAGATCGTTCGTGCTTACCTCATTGGTAAGACCGCGATGGCTGGTACTTCAGGTACACTGAAGATTGGTCTATCGTCTAAGGACGGTACAACGCTTACTGATGATGATGCTATCCTGACAAGCACTCTTGCTACACAGGCAAACCTTGCTGCTCAGAAGTCTCTTCTGTGTGATGGTGCGGCTGCTGCGGCCTCGTCTGGTATCTTTACCAACTTTTCGGCTACTGTAGATGGGTATATCTACACAACAAAGGGTGGTACAGTGACTGGTGGTACGGGTAAGCTTATTGTCGAGTACATCGACAAGGATTAATAATACTTGTCTTGGGGGAGTCCTTTGGGATTCCCCCTTGACACCTTAAAAAGAAATGGTATAATAATACTTATGGTCCCCACGGTTGATACTAATATAGGATACTTAAATGGCTAACGTACAACATTCCGCTTTGACTGATACAGATGGTATTCATGAACCGAAGGGTATTTCTACTGCCAGTTCAAATCAGGTT